ATAATATACATAGGTATACATGTTTGAAATACCTATAACTTTTAAGGCACCTAAAACATATATTGAAAACAATAAAGATATTCTTCCGATACTTGCTAAATTAAATGTTCCTGAGTGGTATAAAAAATTAGGGCATGATATATCAGTGCTAACTGTAAAAGGTTGTGTACCATTTTTAGAAAGTTTAACAGCTGGTTATATATTAAAATGTCCCACTGATTATTCAATAGAGCATAACACAATATTAGACGGTAAAAAAATTTGTGGTTTTACAACTCCTATAAATAGAGAGGTTATAGGAAAGGAGTATAATTTAAACTATCATGGTGAAAAACAAATGCACAATATAGAACAATTAGAGGGTAGTCCGTTAGTAGAAAAAAATATGAACCAACCGTTTCATAAAATTATGAACCCATGGATTATTAAAACACCTCCAGGATACTCTTGTTTATTTGTACCACCACTTAATAATACTGACGATCGCTTTTCAATTATTCCTGCTATTGTGGATACAGACAATTTTAAAATAGAAATCAATTTTCCTATAGTTATAAATGGAGACAAATACAAAAGTCTTAAAACTACTATTGAAAGAGGAACCCCTTTAGTTCAGATAATACCTTTCAAAAGACAATCATGGAAAATGAAAATAGAACCTAGTGACGTTAAAGAAAGAGAAGTAGATGGTTTTTTTTATAGAAAAAAATTATTACACAACTACAAACAATTTATATGGTCAAAAAAAATTTGGAAATAAGTAAAGACGTACATAATTATATTTGTGTATTTGATAAAATGCTTCCTGAAAGCATATTAAATTATTTTTTTAAATATTGTAAAGAGATTGATTATAAAAAAGCAAAAGTGTTAGGTGATGAAAAAGGTAATAAAGATGTCGTAAATGAAAGAATAAGAAAAACTTTATGGTGCAACATGAATTCTTTAGATGACAAAAGTTTAACTAAGGTACATTGGTCAAATTTTTTGGTTTATGCTTTTTCAACTTTTTGTAAAGATTATCAAAAAATGTATGATATTAAAAATCCAACAAAAATAATTGATGTTCAAATATTAAAATATATTCCTGGAGGACATTATTTATTTCATACTGATGATGCCCCTGATGTTCATAGAACTTTAAGTTGCGTATATTTTGTAAATGATGATTATGAGGGTGGAGATTTAATTTTTGGTTATCCTAACTCACAAGAACAAACTACAATAGAAAAAAAGAAAAATAGATTAGTTATATTTCCTAGCAATTTTTTATATCCGCATACTGTCAAACCAGTAATAAGTGGAGAAAGGTATTCAGTAGTAGCATGGGCATTATAGGTAAAGATTTTAAATATAAAATAATTAAAAATTTTTTATCAAAAGATGAAATAGATTTACTTTCCTTATATTGTGAAATCAAACATAGAACAAATTTTACAGAATTTGATTTTGACCAAAACAATATAGGAGACACATATTTTTATGGAGATCCAATTATGGATTCTTTAATGTTAAAAAAACTTTCCTTATTGCAAAAAGAAACAGGAAAAAAATTACTTGCAACTTACTCTTTTTGGAGAACCTATACAAAATTTGCAATTTTAAAAAAACATACAGATAGACCTGCATGTGAGATAAGTGTTACGGTTTTAATTGGCAAAGATAAAACGGAGTGGCCTATATTTATGGATGGAAATCCTTTATATTTAGAAAGAGGAGATGCAGCTGTATATCTTGGATGCGAGGTTGAACATTGGAGAGATGAATTTGAAGGAGATCATCAGTTTCAATCATTTCTACATTACGTTGATGCTGAGGGTAAGAATAAAGAACAATATATGGATAAAAGAAAATATTGGGGGACTATATGAAAATAGATCAAAAAGAAGATGGGTCAGGTGAGATAGTTTTTACTGATCAAGAAATAGAAATAATTAGAAAAAACAAAAAACTAATATTGTCGGTCAAGTTTTTAAAACATTTTATTAATTTATTTATGAGTGTTTTCTTCGAATATCAGAAAAAATTTGATACTAGAACAAGAAATATGTCCACAGTTATTGACCAAGAAATTAAAGTAAAAAAGCCAAATGATGTTTAATTAACATCATAATTAAGGTATAATACCAATATGCCTTTAACAAAAGTAAATATAGCCCCAGGATTTAATAAACAAGTTACCCAAACAGGAGCTGAAGGTAAATGGACTGATGGGGACTTTGTAAGATTCAGATACGGTCTTCCAGAAAAAATAGGAGGTTGGGAACAGATTTTAGAAAGCACTATAATTGGTGCTGCAAGAGAACAGTTTATTTGGGCTGATCTAGATGGAAGAAAGTATGCTGCGATTGGGACCAATAAAGTTTTGGTGGTTTATTATGAGGGTGCCTTTTTTGATATTACACCTTTAGGCACAGCTTTGACTGGGTGTACTTTTGATACTGTAAATACATCAACAACTGTTACTGTGAACAAACCAGCTCACGGTTTAGAACCTGGTGACATATTTTTATTTTCATCCGTTACACCTCCAACAGGAGCAGGATATGTAGCATCTGATTTTGAAACAAATCCTTTTCAGGTAATTACTGTTCCGGGTAGTGATGAATTTACAATTACCATGGCAAGCGCAGCAGGAACAACGGTCAACGGATCAGGATCTTCAACGGTTACTCCATATATTAAACCTGGAGCATTAGGTTCAACTTTTGGATTTGGTTGGGGTACAGGATTATGGGGCGGTGGCCAACAAGTATTTAGTACATTAAATGGAGCTTTATTAGACGACACAGCAGGAACAGGAGGTTCTGGCACTTCAATTACACTTGCATCCACCACAGGATTTCCTTCAACAGGAACAATTAAAGTTGGAGCAGAATTCATTTCATACACAGGGATCTCATCGAATGATATAACAGGTATAACAAGAGCTGCAGCTGGAACTAGATCAGCACACTCAAGCGGTGCAGGAGTCGAAGTTTTTACAGGATGGGGCATTGAATCATTGTCTCAAACATTATCGGTAGATCCTGCTTCATGGTCATTAGATAATTTTGGCGAGCAATTAATTGCAACTATTAAAAATGGTCAATCTTTTTCTTGGAATCCTATAAATTCTAATTCGAATGCTTTAAACACAAGAGCAGTTCTAATCTCGAATGCACCAACTGCTTCTGTTATGTCATTAGTTTCTGATAGAGATAGGCATCTAATTATGTTGGGTACTGAAACAACCATAGGTTCTAGTGGAACACAAGACAAAATGTTTATAAGATTTTCTGACCAAGAAAATATTAGTGACTACACACCTACGTCAGTAAACACAGCAGGAACTTTTAGATTAGACTCTGGAACAAAAATAGTAGGAGCTATAAAAGGTAAAGATTATACGTTTATATTAACAGATAATGCTGCATATGTTATGCAGTTTGTAGGTCCTCCTTTTACTTTTTCTATAAGACAAGTTGGATCTAACTGTGGATGTATAGGGCAACATGCTATGAAATATGTTAACGGTATTGTTTATTGGATGGGAGAGTCTGGTGGATTTTTTGTTTTTGACGGAACAGTAAAATCATTACCTTGTGCGGTTGAAGATTTTGTATTTACGACCAAAAACGGTAATAATCTAGGTATTAATTATTCTGCTGGTGAGTCTGTGTATGTAGGGCTTAATCATTTATATGAAGAAATATGTTGGTATTATCCACAAGCGACATCTGATTTTAATGATAGGTATGTTTGCTATAATTATCAAGATGGTACATGGGTAACTGGCTCTCTGTCTAGAACTACTTGGGTTGATGCTAATCTTTTTGAAAATCCTTATGCTACAGAATTTACCTCAACAGGAGTTGGAACTTTTCCTACGGTTCAAGGGGTTACAAATATAAATGGATCAACTAAATATTTTGAGCATGAAAAAGGTGTAAACGAAGTAGATACAGCAGGAAACAAAACTGCGATACCTGCTTTTATTGAATCAGGAGATTTTAGTCTAAATCCTGACGGCACTAACGCTGAGTTTTTTATGAGTATGAGAAGATTTGTTCCTGACTTTAAAACTATACAGGGTAACGCTCAAGTAACAATTTTATTAAGGAATTTTCCAACTGACACAGAAGTATCGTCTCCATTAGGTCCATTCACGGTCACCGGATCAACACAAAAAGTAGACACTAGAGCAAGGGCTAGATTTGCTAGTTTAAAAATTGCTAATACTAGCACAGATGAGAATTGGCGTTTTGGAACTTTTAGAGCAGATGTTCAACTTGATGGTATGAGGGGATAATGGAACCAGATTTATTTGTACCAGGTGACCAACAATATCAAATGGTAAATCAACCACTTGAACCAGTGGGTATAGCTCCACTTGTGGAAGGACAAGGAATGCCTTTACCTGATTTTAAAAAAGTTGCAATTAATGTAGGAAAAAATATGGCTGCAAATTATGCAGCTAGAAAATTAGGTTTGAACGCAGCAAAAGCATCAGGACTTATGTCTATTTTAGGTGTGGGTGCAAATGTGTTTTCACCTCTTGCAGCAGTGTCTGCACTCTCAGGGAGATCTTTAGGCATTTCAGATTATTTAGCAAACAAACGTGCGCAAAAACAATACGCTAAATCAGAGAACATGTTAGAATCTAGAGTTCTTTCTAATCAATTAGCGAATCAAGGCACTGCTAAAGATGATGCAATGGGTGGTGGGAGTATACCTACAAAAACATCTGGACCTAAATCAATAGGAGTTGCAAATCCATACAGCGGTGGTATTGGTGGATTACAATCAGGACTTTAAATGGCAAGAGTAGATATAGTAATTCCTGAACCAACACCTAGATACACTGAGGAAAATCAAAGACAAGTAACTCAGTCTTTACGAACGATGCAAGATAAGTTAAACACTTCTTATCAGCAAGAACTTAAAAATGAACAGGATGCTTTCAATTATTTTTTATCATGACAATCAGATATAAAAATCAAGGTTTCAAACAAGCAAGCACAGGAAAGACTACTGTGTTTACATGCCCTAATGATGCAACAGTAATAGTTAAAAGTGTTTACTGTAGCAACAGTGATGCCTCCTCAGCTATTTTAGTAAATATGAATCTTGTAGATTCATCTGATTCTAGTGCAGAGTTTGAATTTTTTAGAGATGATGTGGCTGCAAAATCACAGGTAAACGCTACTCCACAAGGTTTAAATTTAGAAGCTGGTGATTCAATAACGGTACAAGCAGCAACAGGAAGTAATACGATACAAGGTGCCATAAGCTATGCACAGATAGATAGATCTCAGGAGAATGGCTAGACAAAAATTTACACATTTTGTACCTAGACCTAAGCCTCGTAAAAGACCGAGAAGACATACAAAAAATGTAAACAAAAAAAAGAAGTTGCAACACAATAAGAAGTATAATAGACAAGGACGTAAACAATGAGTGATTTACCCATAATACCAGCAGAGGCTAAAGAAATAATAAAACACAAAAGAACAGGGAAGATCTATGTTGATAAAGCTGAGTTTGATGCTGATGTTGCTGATCCCAATACTGACACTACTGTGGATGATTTCAGACAAGATATTGAAATAAAAGTTACAAGAGCTGGTAATGTTGGTGTAAAAACCAAGGAATAATGTTTAACACAATTGATGGTTTTTATAGTAAGGAAGATCTTGGTCTGTTGGTTTTACATTTTTTAAATTTACATTTTGTATCTAAACATCAATCTTATGAATTATATTTCGGTGGTGATAGGATGTTAGGTTTACCAACGCATGAAAGTGAAATATTAGAAGATAATAATGAATCAAGTCCATACAATATTTTTCTAAAAACTTGGAAAGAAAAAACAAATATCATACCTTTACATTTACAAACCTTTTTCAGAAAAACAAAATTATCTGAATGTAAAGAATCTCCCTCTTGGAAACAGTATAAACCCCATCAAGACCATAACATATACGATATAGCAGGTTTAATTTATTTTAACTCAAATTGTTTAAAAGATGGGACATATATATTTAATAATAAAACTGATTATGAGCCAACAATAATTATTGGTTCTAGATTAAACAGATGTGTTTGGTATAACTCACAAACTTGGCATTCACCATCTATGGAACAAAGTGTTGATGAGAGATGGACTCAACCATTTTTTATTATTTATAAAGAAAAAACCTTAGAAAAATATTTAGAAAATAGTAAATTTAAAAAACCTATTTAAATTTATGTTCATACAAAACCTTGAATTTTACGAGACAAACAGTTTTGAATATTTATTAATACATAAAACAGGTTGTCAATCAGTATTAAGAACATTTGATTCTAAGAATATTAAAGTCGCAATGAACCAAAATAAACAAAGTGGAAAATTTTGTTGGACTGTATTAAGAGATCCTTTAGAAAGATTTATATCTGGTTTGTGTCACAACTTATCTTTGTCAAATATAGAATTAAATCAATTATATTTAAAACAATTATTATTTAATGTTATACATCCTAATTTAAGATCTGTATCTTTAACACCTTTAACTGTTTTACAAACAACATATTTAATAGGTTCTAAAGTAGATATGTTCGTTTCTCATAAAGATTTAAATAACTTTTTACAAATAAATTTTAATACATCTTTTCATGAGAACAAAGGATCTTCAGTGTTAAAAAAGAAAGTAAAAAATTATATTGAAGAAAACAAAGATTTTAAAAAAGCTCTGGATAAATATTTACAAATAGATTATTTTGTTCATCAACAAATATTGAATAATAATCAATTTTGGTATTGGCAATTAGGAAAGGTATTACAATATGAAGCCTAGAGGTGCTACAGAAATACAACAAGAGTTTCTTGAAAAATATGTATCTAAAGATTTATTAGATAAATTTCAAATATGCACATCTATTCCAGGAAAAGTGCCACTGGATCCTAGTAAAATAAATATACTTTGGCAAAAAAATTCTTGGGATCAACCAAACCTTCAAAGTTTTTTTAGGGACAAAAGCAGACACCATGAGTATGATTGGTACGTCTTCAATTCTCATTGGAACTTTGAAAAGTTTAGATACTTTTTTCAATTACCAGAAGATAAATGTATTGTAATAAAAAATGGTGCAAATCATTTTCCCAAAAGAAAAATCTATAAACAAGGTGAACCAATAAAAATTATACATCATTGCACGCCCTGGAGAGGTTTGAATGTTTTATTGTTAGCGATGCAACATGTACAAAACAAAAATATTACATTAGATGTGTATAGTTCAAATGAAGTTTATGGAAAAGAGTTTGCTGATAAAGCAAATAAAGATACAGAGGCTTTATTCGCACAAGCTAAAAAATTATCTAATGTAAATTATATAGGTTATAAACCAAATGAATATATACTAGAACACATGACAGATTATGATTTATTTGTTTACCCATCTATATTTGAAGAAACCTTTTGTGCCTCTGCTTTAGAGGCACTTGCTGCAGGAGTGCATGTTATAACAACTAACTTCGGAGCTTTACCTGAGACTTGTGCAGAATGGCCTGTGTATGTCAACTATACAAAAGATTTAGAACTATTAGCTATAACTATAGCAGGAGCTATTGATGCTTCAACTAGTTATTTACATACAGATTCAATACAAAACCATTTACATGAACAACAAAAATACTATAAAAATTTTTATAGTTGGGATAAAAAAGCTATGGAATGGACAAACTTTTTGAAAGGAGCTCTAAGTGTCAAGCAGTAAATATATAAACGAGGATACATATCAAACATTACAAGAAGTAAACATAGAAATACAATCTGATTATGAAAAATCTATTGAACCTTTATGGAAAGAAGATCCAAATCAATACAAAGGTGTAGAGGTGTTTGTTGCAACACCTGTTCATAGTGAAGTTTCAATACATTACACACAGGCTCTTATAGAGTTTCAACAAGAGTGTTTTAAGAAAAAACTTAAGGTATCTTTTCATTTAATTAAATCATCTTTAGTCACACAAGGAAGAAATTTATCAGTAGCAGGTTTTTTAGAGTCAAAAGCAACACACTTATTGTTTATTGATTCAGACATATATTTCCAAGGTAAGTCTATATTTGCCATGCTGAAAGCAGACAAACATATTATATCTGTTCCATATCCGTTAAAAACTTTGATGTGGGAAAAAGCTTTTACAAAAATGCAAGAGGGCAGAATAAAATCACCTGATGACATAAGAAGAGCTTTACATACTTATCCTATGAAAGTTCCTGATCCTAATAATATTAAACTTGATAAAGGTATCATGGAAGTGACTGATTCACCAACAGGCTGTATGTTAATTAAAAGAGAAGTTATAGAGAAAATGATAGAAAAATATCCTGATAAGGAAATAGTTCAAAAGACTGTCATCAATGGAAAGTATGTTAACAAACCTAATATGTGGAACTTTTTTGACACTTTACATGATCCTAAAGAGAAAACCTACAATGGTGAAGATTTCGCCTTTTGTAAGCTTTGGAGAGACTTAGGAGGTAAGTGCTATGCTTATGTAAATGATGCCATAGTGCATATTGGAGAACATCAGTATCAAGGCAGGTTCTACGATGAGTTGATATCAACCAAGTAAAATGGTATTATTTCATATTTAAGATCTTAAATAGGAGAATTTTATATAATGCTACAACTTTTACCCTACGCATTAGCAGCAATTGGTGGTTTACAAGGTTACAGACAATCTAAAGATCAAGGTATAGGTGGTTTAAACAGATTACTAAATACTGCAGCAGGTGCTTTTACTGGATATAATTTAGGACAAGTTGGTGGCTTTGCTAAACAAGCAGGGTTTGGAACAACTGTTCCAACATTTGCTAACCTACCAGTGGTATCTTCATTACCAGGAATATCTAGATTTGCAAATACTTCATATCCTGGAATGAATAGATCCGGTGAAGCAATTTTTGCTTCAGACATGAATAGAGCTAGAGCTTTAGAAAAAACTGGAGGCGGAAGCATATTAGATATTTTGAAAAAGAAAGATGGCACAGGATATGATCCTCTTAAAGTCGGTGGCTCTCTAGCTGCACTTACATATTTTGGTGGTGCATTTGATCAAGGGCCAGTAGATATGTATTCACCTGGATATAATATGGGTGTGTTAGACATGCAAGCAAACAGACCTGGTTACACTTTTATAGATCCAATTACAGGTGAGGAAAAAGCATATGAAAAAATATATGCACCTGAAGAGGCTGGTAGAGGTAAACAAAGAATTGCTAATATATCTTTAGATAAAGTAAGGTTGAGATCTGGAGGACTTGCAGAAATAAAAAAATTTAATGAAGGTGGTGTAAATTATCTACCATCAAAAATGACTCACGATGAAAACGATTCTAACAATTATGTTAGAGCATCTGGGTATGTAGAGGACGGAGCAGGAGTAGGTGATAAAGACGAAGACACTATGTTAGCTCAATTAGCAGACGGAGAGTTTGTAACAAGAGCAGACGGTGTGTTAGGCGCAGGAATCATTGCGGGTGCTAATCCAAATAGCATGAAAGACATGAGAGAAAAAGGCGCGACTTACTTCTATGAACAACAGAAAAGATACAAAAGAGTATTTGATTTATTGAAGGAGAACGATGCCAACAGCAAACAAAAAACAAATTAAACCACTAGTAAGTATTATACCTATTGAACCAAAAGACGTAGAAAGGTTTTGGCCACTATGTGAGTTTATGGTAGCTGAGGCTTTAGCGTTTTCTGGTAAATATGCAGAATCATCTTGGGTATATGAAGAACTTCAAAAAGACAACTTACAATGTTGGCTTATGTTTGGTTCAGACGAGTCTGAAGAAAACAAAGTTTTTGGTATTTGTATTGGAAGGATAGCACAGCTTCCAAATTATTTACAATATGAAATATTAATTTGCACAGGTAAAAGAAGAGACTTGTGGGAGGATACATTAGTAAGATGTGTAACAGATTTTGCTCAACAAAATAATTGTAAGAGAATGAGCATAATGGCCAGACCTGGTTGGGAAAAAATTTCTAAAAAATGGGGATGGAAAAAGAAACATGTGCAACTAGAGAAATGGATATAATATGAGTTTTTTTGGCGGAGGAAGATCACAACCAGCAGCAACACCAACTACACAAACACAGTTTGTAAGAGAGGCTCCTGGTGTAGAAGAAAGAAAAATAGAATTGATGGATATTGCGCGTCAGGTAGCGCAACAACCAATTAATTTACCTGACATTCAAGTTGCACCTTTGTCAGCTCTTGAGCAACAAGGTATTAAAGCTGCAGGTCAGACAGGTGTTGGAGCAGGAACTGTTGGTCAAGGTATTGCACAAATACAACAAGCAGCAGCTCCTATTGGTGCTACACAAATACAACAATTTTTAAATCCTTTTCAATCTTATGTAACTGGAGAAATTGGCAGACAAGGTCAAATGATGCAAAATGAATTAGCACAGCAAGCAATTCGAGCAGGTGCTTTTGGTGGTGGAAGGGAAGGTGTTCAACAAGCTGAGCTTCAAGGAAGAACTTTAGAGGCTATGGGTAGAGCACAACAAGCTGGTTTTAACACTGCACTCGGTGCAGCTCAAAGACAACAACAGGTTGGTTTGTCTGCTGGTCAACAACTTGGTCAAATGGGCTTGGGTCAACAACAAATGGCGCAAGCAGATATCAATCAATTATTTTCTGCTGGTGGAGTTCAAAGACAATTAGCTCAACAAGCATTAGATGCACAAAGACAATCTACATTACAACAACAATATGAGCCTTATCAAAGAGCTGAGTTTCTTGCAAACCTTTACGCTGCAGGACCTAAAACACAATCTGGTGTTACTATGGGTACAACACCTGGCACTAATCCATTAGCGCAGTCGGTGGGTACAGGTATTGCTGCATTCTCAGCGTTCAATCCACAACAGACGAGGTAACAATGTCTTTGAATAGAGTTTTGAACAGACCTATGTTTAGAAAAGAGGCACTTAGAAGAGGTGCTTTAAAACCTTTAAAAGCAAGAGTTGGTAGATTTATGGAAGGCCCTGCAATGCAGCAAGGACCTATATTCGTACCTAAGTCACAATATTCAAATTTTCCATTACAGTTTCAAGGTCCACAAGGTAGGTCATTTGCATATGATCCATCAACAGGCCAATATATTACTGGATTTGGTAAATCAAAAATAAAAG